CAACTGCTGATGTGGCTGTCTTGCGCCGGAGTGATGATATGGCTGGCATGATGCTCGACAATGAGTTTCAGACCCGGCAGTGCCAGAAGCTGCTGGCGTCTGTCGTAGCGCATGCCGTTCGTGATCTTGCGACAGCAGGACACCAACGCGAATATCGAACACCGCGGCCAGGGTCACCACAGGTTCGCAACCCGCTGCCGATGAGCAGCAACGCATTCACCGCCGCCCGGTTCCTGTTCGACACGGAAGCAACAGGCGTCGATGCATATCTCGAGTGGCTCGACATGGATGTCGGAGAGTTTCGTCGCCGCCTGCTCGAGACGATTTATGACAGCAGTCCGCGGGAGGTAGGTGGATGGGAACCCAGCCAACGCAGAGCAATGCGAATGAACTATGAAGCCTGGCGCAAACTGCGCCACGGCGACACCAGTCGATTCGAGGAGGACGAAGATGACAACTGAAGCACAGGAACTGAAAGAGCAAGCGCTCGACGCGCACGAAGAGCGGCACCGTGACTGGGTGCTGAAGGCCCGCGATGTCGCCGTGAAGGTCGCGCTGGACTTCGGCAGCGTCAGCATCAACGATGTGCGACCGCGCTGCCCGCTGCCAGAGGGAGCGCACCCGTCACTCTATGGCGCAGTTTTCAGGACTCCGGCACTCCGCGCCGCCGGGTATGTCGTCGCCTTCCACCGCGAGTCCCACGGCAGGGTCGTGCGGTCTTACAAAATCACAGGAGAGCAATGATGGTAGGCAAGGTAACACCCAACACGATGATGAGCGCCAGCCGTATCCCGGCGCTGCTCGCAATGAGCAAGTACGCCAGCCGCAACGACACCCTGCAAGCGGTGATACAGGCCAACCAGGGCATCGAAGAACCCTGGAAGGGATCTGAAGCCGCTGACTGGGGCAATGCGCTCGAGCCGACGATTCTGGCCGAGGCTGCGAAGCGCCTGCAGTTGCGCGACCTGCAGCTCGATCACCCCGAGGCCCGGTTCCACCCGGACCTGCCGCTTGCCTGTTCGCTGGACGGGACCGCTGACGGTGGTGGCCAGCGCCTGGTGTCTGACCCGGCGAGCGGCATCATCGTGGTCGGTCAGGACAGCATCGCTCTCGATGGCATCGGTGTCCTCGAAGCCAAGCTCACCAGTTCATGGCCCGAGGATGTCCCGGCGCTCGACCGCGGCCCCCTCCAGCTGCAGGCGCAGATGGACATCATCGGTGCGAAATGGGGAGCGGTGTGCGTCTTGTACCAAGGCATTGAACTGCGGGTCTTCCTGTTCGCGCCGCACCCCGAGTCGATGGCTGCGATCAGCAATGCAGTCTTCGACTTCGACCGCCGCGTCCAGTTCTGGCGGGACACCGGGGCAATCGACTGGTACCCAGCTGACCAGGCTGGCGACACCGAGCGGATCTTCCCGGTCGCAGACGACACGCAGATCGACTTGCCCGCTCATGCTGCCGTGCTGATCGACGACATGCAACGCGCTGCCGCCGACATCGAAGACGCACAGGCTCGCAAGACCAAGGCAGAGACGGACCTTAAGCTGCTGCTCGGAACCGCAACAGAAGGCAGACTCGGATCGACAATCGTGCGTTGGCCGATGCGTCACTACAAGGCGCAGCCCGAGAAGATCACCCCGGCGAAAGCCGCCTACAGCATCAGGCAGTCCACCCTCGCGCTGAAGGAAGTCAAGTGACAGTCAGCGCTTACACTCTGGCGACAAGCCTGCAGGCAATCGAGGATGCGCTGGCCATGCTGCCGATGTCGGTGGCGCAGCGCACCAATCTCATACTGGCGAAGAGCGAACTGCGCTCCGCGCTGGAAACCCTGAAGATCGAGATCAAGGAGGAAAGCAATGGAAGATGACCCGATTCTGTTTGCGTATGACCGAGCGGTGCTGGCCCTGCAGTCGGCCATCCCCGGCTTGGAGGAAGAGCGAGCGTATGAGGTGGTCACGGCGATCAGCCTTGCCATCATCGAGAACATCAAGGATCACTTCAAGGAAGAGCAGCAATGACAGCATTGACGACACATCGCGGGTTTGCGCCCGCCACCATGACCGAGGCCATCGAGTTCTCGCGGATGCTGGCCGAGTCGAGCATGGTCCCCAAGGCATACCAGAACAAGCCGCAGGACATCATGGTCTGCGTTCAATGGGGATATGAGATCGGCCTGGCCCCGATGCAGGCGCTCCAGAACATCGCCGTGATCAACGGCAAGCCCAGCGTCTACGGTGACGCGGCAATGGCGCTGGTGCAGGCCAGCCCCGTCTGCGAGGATGTGCAGGAGTTCTTCGAGGGTGAGGGTTCACCGAACCCGGTCGCCGTTTGTGTGGCCAAGCGCCGCGGTCGCAACCCGGTGACCGCACGGTTCAGCGTCGAGGATGCGAAACGCGCTGGTCTGTGGGGCAAGGCCGGTCCCTGGCAAGCGTACCCCAAGCGCATGATGCAGATGAGAGCGCGAGGCTTCGCGCTGCGCGATGCGTTCCCCGATGTGCTGAAGGGACTCATCACAGCCGAGGAAGCACAGGACTATCCGGCAGAAGCAGCGCCGCGGGAGCGGGACATCACCCCGCGCAACCCGCTGGATCGGATCGCCGCCCCGGTCGGTGTGCCGATCACCGCCCCGGCAGTCATCGAGCAGCAGCTGGCCGACACGGTCGAGCCTGGCGAGGCAGCAACCTTCGAGCAGATCACCGCCGAGATCCAAGCTGCAGGCATCGAGGTGATCGAGATCCCCGAGGTGGTCGAGGCAATCGAGGAACGCGCCGCCATCATCGAAGAGTCAGGCGTTCCGCCCGACCAGGCGCTGCAGAAAGCAGTCGAGCAGGAAGGATACCCGCTGCGAGTACCCGGCAAGACCGAGCCGCACTCAATGCACATCAGCCTCGAGGATTGGCTGGTGGCCTACAACCAGCTGGCAGACAAGACTGCTACCGCTGGCAGGGCAGAGCCGCGCACCCGCATGACCAAGCTGCGCGAACTGAAGGAGGCCAATGAGAAGGTCACCGACAGGCTGGCCCCGGTCCTGCAGTCGGTGCTGAATGCCGCTCACCAGCGCCGCCTGAAGATCCTCGGTGCAAGCCTGGACCCTAGCCAGAAGTAATCATCTCGAGCGCGGTGCGCCTGACATCCAAGACGCGCCGCGCCCAGCCCCGACCGAACGTCTCCCAAGTCTTTAGCTCCTGCAGGAAGGCCAGCCGCTTGTCGCAGTAAGCGTTGATGAGTTCCTGCTGGTCCATCGCATTCACCGCGGCCAGCGTCCGAGGCCCGATTGCTCCGTCCTGCGTGGCGCCGACCACTGCTTGCAGGAACTTCGCCGCCCTGCCTGGCCCACTGTTGATCGCCGTATCGAACACGCAATAGGCGACACCCGCAGGCATCGCGCCTGCCGCCACAGCGTCCCAGTATTTCTTCCGGTAGAGCGGTGCGACATCATCGGGTGTCAGCGCCCTGATCTCGTCAACCGTGACCGGCCTATCGCACCATTCTTCCCAGACTGCCTTCGTGCAACCCAAGTTAGTAGCGCCGCCGGGATCAGCAGGGTGATCGACGAATTTTCCCTCGTGCTCAAGCACATGCTTCAGGCATTCTTCAAAGCTCATTTCTTCGCCCTCATGTCAATGATCTTCTCGAGTGTCCTGCCGCCGAAATAGAAGCTCATGATGAGCATCCCCCATTGACCGAGCAGCTGGACGTAAGACTCGTTGGTGTCTTTGCCGAACGCGCTCATCATTGCGAAGGTGAAGTACCCGGCGAGGATGAAGATCAGCGTCATCGGCCTGATGTTCTTCGACAGCCAAGAGTCCGACCGCATATCGGCAGCATGGCGGTCTGTCAGCGCCTGCTGCTCGGCTTTGAACAGCTCAGTCTCATTGGCCATTTTGGCAAGCTCGCCCGACTGCTGCAGCTGGGCAAGCTCGGCCTGCGCCTTGGCCTTGGCCTCGGGATCAGGTACTACCTTGTCCAGTATCTTGCTGGCGAACGGCAGCAGGGCTGTCAGGGCTGGGAGCATCGCGTTTCTCCAAAGCGGTTGAGATTGACTTTCGACCGACCACTCCGCCAATCGCGCCAATGCAGAGCAGCATGATGTCCTTCAGGATTGCGAGAAAAGCCTGGTCAATCGGGCTGATGCGCTCAAGGTCATGCTCGACGAACAGCACACCGCCGAGAATCGTCAGCACCGAAACAACCAGGATGCCCATCAGCGACAGAGTGATTGCTGCCCACACCCGAACTTCGATCTGGTCGTTGCTCATTTGCTCTGCTCTAGCACGAAGTCAATGATGTGGTACATGATCAGCCCGCCGGTAAACAGGATCATTGCGACGAAGGCATAGTCGGTCACCATCCTGATCAGCTTCTTGCGTCTGCGGATCTGCCCATAGATTTGCTTCTCGCGCTTCTCTTTGATCGAGCGACGCATCATAATAAATTCGTTGTAACCATCTTTCCCCAGCCACCAGAGTTCACCCAGCGTGAACATGTGCCGGATCTCTTCTTCCATCTGCTGAATCTTGATTTTCGCAGCGTAGGCATCGAACGCCTCGGCTGTCGCAGACTTGGCGAACACCAATTTCTTAAACAATGGCGGCGGTTTGTTCGCATTCTCCTCCTCGGTGCTCATCCACTCCTGCAGATCAGCGACCGCGCCAGCCCACTTGCCAAGCTGCGAGAAAACATCCTCGGCCTCGCGCCCGACCTCGACCGCGGCCTTCAGACCGTTGAAGACCGCCGTTGCGGTGGCGAGCAGCGAGACGGGATCAAGCATGGCTAGACTTTCGCAACCAGGCCGATGAGCAGCACGATGATCGTGCCAGCGCTGGCCATCAGTATCTGCTCAAGCCTCTTCAATCGTGCGTTGATGCCAGCGTAACGCTCGGCACAGACAGCTTCATGCGTCATCAGCTTTGCCTCGATTTCGT